CGATTGACACTCCCTCTAGCCTGTACTCCCTCGCTGTCCTACGCAGATCGTCGATAGCCGTGCCGGTCTTTAGTCTTGGCTCGTCTAGCGTACCATCGTACTCGACAATATCTGCGAGTTGTCCACACAAACACGACAGGCACTTGGCATCGTCGGCGGCGTACTCTCCAACGAAAAGCCCAGTAAGGTCGAGTTCAAGGACTGGTGCTGGGGCGGGCGGCTCTGGTGATGGCCCTTCAATGCCCCACGCAAAAGCCAGCCCAAGCAGTAGAGCCACGCCCACAATCCTATTGTTCATCGTCAATCCCCTGCATTAGTCCAAGGACAATGACGTCCATCGCTGCCCGCTGCTCCGGCGTCATGCCGACAGTCTTGAAACGCTGATGGACTAGGTGAAGGGCGTCCATCGCTGCCCGGAAACTGGGGGTGCTGTTGATGACGATGGGTGCCTTTTGCTCTGGCACAACGTTGATGTGTTCAATCAGCGTCGGGACTCGGGTTTTCTTTCCCGGCCACAAAAGCAGAGCAATAGCACAGGCAACTAGAAAATATGTCATCACGCTGTTTTACCTCTAACGATTGGCAGTAGCCCTTCAATCGTACCGCTGGCCAGCGACATGGCTAACTGTCGTGCTGCGGGTGCCACAACAAACCACACTGGCTTCAAGTAGATGGGCACAATTCTATGGGCAAACTTGTCGAACAACTCGCCAGCGTAGTGCATGACGAGTTCTTTTCTCTCTTCGCCCTTGACAGGTATGAGGTCTGCCGCTGCGATCATAGCCCGCAGACTCATCGTCATAAGGGTTGCATACTCCGAAACGGTGTAGCCACCCTCACTTCTTTTCGACCACTCGACGCTAAGGTCTGAGGCCAACTGGTTCAGCCTTTTGATTGTCTCTTCCATGCTCTCACGCTGGGGTTAGTTGGGCTTCGCTATCTAGGTTTATGGCCCTGCTGACTGCGGTTTTAGCATACCTATCTATGCCGTTTCTGACGTACTGCTCCTCTAATTCTAGGGCACTGAGTACCTCTTCAAACGAGATTAGCCCCGCCTTTCCAGCCATCCACTCCTTCGCTGCCTTGTACTGCAACCTTGCCTCGGCCTTCGAGATGCGGGCCTCTTGACTTCTGCTGACCGACGAAACTGTGCGTAGCAAAATCATCGCACAAATCGAACGCCAGCCACCGGAGATTTCATCCCCCGAAAGGCTAGACAAGTCGTGGTCAATGAGTTCCTGTTCTGCCGGTGACGGCAGGCTGTCAGCCCTTGCTCTCATTCTTCCCCTCTTGCTCAGAGAGACGCTGCTCTTCCTTGGTCAAATACCAAAGAGCCTTGCGAACGTCGGTCAACTCCTGACCCTTGAACTTTCGGCGTAGCAAGTATTTGAAAACATTGCCAATTAGAAAGTCCTCGTACTGGGTAATTTCTATTGCCTCTATCCCTGACGGGTGGCTCTTATAGTGGCTGGGTGCAACTGGGTCACTCGCCCCTGTACTCTTTCGTAACGTGGGCAAGGATTGCCCAGAAAAGTTGGTCATGTTCATTCCCCTCCTCGTATGGAACTGGACATTCATCTCGCAGTACGTGCGCCCATTCTTCTAGCAGCGTTTCGCACATTGAGTGTTCCGCTGCCCTGCACAGTCGTATCAGTACCCGTTCTTTTCCCAGCAGGCAGATGCCATGCAGACCCTCCTGTGGCTTCACTATCCGAACCACAACGGGGCGTTGCACTGGGTACTTGCGACGGAGCCATCGCGTCACTGTTCGCACATTCGTAGGCATGGACAATCCTCGGGAGGTCTACCAGATTTATGGTCAGTAGCCACTCCCCTTGGTCTATCCTGTGCATCAGCACTGGGCACTTTCTCCCGCTTTGATCGGTGGCAATCGCCATTGCCTTCGGAACATTCAACCGATTCACCCTCTTGACCTCGAACCATAATCCGGGCGTGTCTGAAACAAGCACGTCGGCTGTGGTCTCGGTGCCGCTGTGCTGCTGTGCCCGCTTGGCCTGCCACCCAAAGAGAGTGGCCAGCCGCTCGGCGGCTTCCCGCTCGCCCCTCGCTCCTTTATTACGGCTTCGCTTGCCGATGGCACTGCGATCCGGAGTGCGACTATTACGCTCCGCTCGCCGACCCTGTGGTTGCCGCTTTTTGGCCATGTCTATTCTCGTTTCTGGAATCTGGAACTACGGCCACGGGTCGCCGCCGTCTCGTCGCCTGTCTTTCAGGAACGCCTCTGGGATTGGCTCTGGGTCGTATGGCAAAGCCTTGCGGCGTTTAAGGCTGGCCAGTTTCTGTAGGTCAACCTCTCCGTCTACCTCGGCCTTTGCCACTAGGCAGGCACCCTTTGGAATCTCTCCGTAGTCAGGGAGTTTATTGTGGACTGCGTGGTGGCAGCGGGAACAGAGATTCAGCCAGTTCTCTATGCAATCTTTCCTTCCCGGCCCGCCAACTATATGGTGCAATTCCATAAGCCTTCCGGCCCGACGTGCTGGCCAGTGGCATATTGCACAGAAAGGATGCAGTATCTGGTATTCCCCCTTGTCGATCTCATTCGGGTTCCGCTCCATCTTTGATAATCCATCCGTCTTCTACTCGGGTGTACTGCCGCACAATCTTGTACCCCAACCACCTGCCTATCCGTGCGAAGTGGTCGCTGAAAACCCCGATGGTTTCCTTCGGGTGGTCTGCTAGTGCTAGCGCAGACAGTGCCGCAGCAATCTTCCGCTGCCGCATATCTTCCTTGACAAAACCTTGAATGCAGGTGACACCTTCCCACAACGACGCCATCACCCAGCCGATTGGCTGTAGTTCGTAGTCCTTGTCGTTGTACGCAATCGCAAACTTAGAGTCTGGCGGGAGTTTGCTCCTGTCGTTGTCGTGGGCGAAGTCACTGAACAGTGCCCTGTTCTCGCCGTCTGGTTTTGTCAGGAACCGTATCTCGTCCGCGACCCAGTTGGGAAGGTCGTCGTTAGAATAAATCCGAACAGTGGTCATGCTCACCGCAGTGTTCATCCTCTGAGACAATGGGCCACGCACCATTCAATGTTCCCGGCATCGGGAACTGTGGTGGCATTCTCCGGCACTGTCCATAACTACCATCACATTCGTCGCACTCCACGCGAACGAAGTGGCGGCAGTTCTCGCAGGTTGCGTCTATGTCTTCCACTGAACATCCTTTCAGGCCAATATCATAACCGGCAAAGGGCGGGACGCAAATCGTTTTTATTGACGAAAATTGCCTTGTCTTTTGGGCAGGCCCAGTTAATTGTGTGGGATTTATTCCTCTTGTCCCAGCACTCGTCCAGTACCCAATACGCCTTGGATGCCGGGATAATAACAGCAAAGTGTTCCATGTCCGGCGCACTGACCCAGTAACTGTGGAACCACCTTATGTAGCACCGCCGCTGCTCTTGGGTGAGGCTGTAATACAAGTCCACTGGGATTCCCTCCATGCGAAGGTGCCTCTCCGTGTCCACCAAGATGGTGTCAAATGGGTAGTCGTCGCAGCAGGTAAACTGATACCTCTCCGTTCTGCGTTTGCACTGAATGGTGGTGGTGAGAACTATGTCCCCGAAGTCTTGGTGTATTCGGGGATCGGTGTACTCATCAGTCCTCGAAAGAGCCATCGGGTGGTAGTGCCCAATGAGATTGAACAGCACCTTCTCGAATGCTCTGCCGTATGCTTGGTCAGTTCTAAAGTCATGGTCTGATTTCATGGCGTCACCTATTGACAATATGCGTCACACGTCCCGCACAAAAACGAGAGAAGAAGTCTGGTTTATAGAGCCAGACAAACGGTGGTGTCTCTCCCTCGGCCCCGCCAGTCATTGGGTTAAGGCGTCTGGTCTTTCGCACCGTTGGGCACCAGTCTTTCGCAGCAGAGCGTGTATGGAATGTAGTGCCGTCATCCCTGACAATTAGGCAACTCTTCGTCCGATCTCCTTTCGGATTGCCTGAAACAACTTATCGTCCCTGTCCCTGTTCTTGCTGTCGAGCCACTGCAAATAGTCAACTGGTATCTCTCGCAGCAACTGGCCCTTGTGTTTGCCGAACCGCATTCTCCAGCCCGTCTTCTTAACTGGGGCTTCAGATGCTGCCGTTAGGTCACGGGCGTAGTTCCCGAACTCAGCGTCAGCAGAGCCTTGTATCCGATTTCGTGCCAAGGCGTCAAGGGCTTCCTGCTCTTGGCGTAGCCGCTTCTTCTCCTCGGCGACGATTGCACAAGACTCGTCAAGGTCAAGTGGCTTGTTCTCTGTTCGCTTCTTTACCCTGCGAAGCAACTCCCTGTCTTCCGTGGGACAAAGTATGTCGGTGGCATTGACTATGCTGTGGTGACGGCTGCTGTCAGTGATGTCAAAGATTTCAAAGTATGGCTTGGCCGACGCGGCGATGGCCTGCCGCCTCGCCTCGGGCGTCAAGAGTCCATCTATAGTGTCGGGCAAGGCTCGGGTGCCGCGACCGATGGCTTGCAGGAAAGTGTTGTAAGACGCCGTGCATTTAGCCAAGAATAGTTTGCGGATTCTTGGCTGGTCGTAACCTTGCAGTAGGCAAGAAACGTTGATGACAATGTTGGTGTCGCCCTTGTCGAATGCCTCTAGGTGCATCCGTCTTTCCTGCGGCTCCATTCTTGAATGGACGACGCTCGGCTGTAGCCCACGCCTCCGCAATAAGTCAGCAAGCATATCGGCCTGCGGTATCGACTGGGTGAATACAATCGAAGGCTCCCCTTCGTGGTGTTGTTCAACAAGGGCAGCAATCTCCTGCACTACACGCTCTTTGCGAAGCACCCTGTCGAGCATTTCTTGGTTGAAGTCGCTGGCGGCGTTGACCCTCATCCTTGAAAGGTCAAGGCTCTCAACAACAGAAAGCCACGACTTCCACGGCACAAGCCAACCATCCTGCGTTGCAGGCAAGATGCCGTAGTCCGCTACTACCGTGCCGTAGAACTCGGTGAGCGGGTCTCCCGTCATTCGGTTTGGGGATGCGGTTAAACCCAACAACTTGCCGCCTCCTTGCAGCAAGTTGTCGAGCATCTCCATGCTTCGCTTGGAGTAGTTCAGGTGAACCTCATCGACAATGATTAGTCCTAGCCGCCTTGGCAGATACGACTCCCATCGTCTTCGAGTAAGCAAAGTTTTGTAACTTGCCACCGTCAGCCTGTCGTCACTCCTGCTTCCTCCTTGCTCAATCCCGCATGGAAAACCGCGAGAGCGTAGCCGTTCCGCAGTCTGGCCTAACAGTTCCGTGAAGGGTGTTATCCATAGAACCTCTAAGCCCTGCTTCAAATACCAGTCTGCAATAAGTATACCGATCTCTGTCTTGCCCAGCCCTGTCGCCAGAACTCCCAGCCCGCGACTGTGTTCGCGGAAGTGGTTGAGTACATCGTCTCGGGTTTGCGTCTGGTATGGCCTGTACTGGAAAGGCCGCGAGTCGCTAAACAAGAATCCTTGCTGTGACATATCCCCTACCGTGGGCTTCTAAGGTATCCCTTCAAACCAACCCAACGAGCCTGTTCAGTCGCTGGACTCCACTCGCTTCGTATTTTTTTTGCGGCTTCTCTTATTTCCTGTATTGTTGGATCGCCTGCGTCTCGGCTTAGTTGGCTTCGCCGCAACATCTTCCTCAACTCCTTCGGGTGGAGTTTCGTTTCGCGGGACATCTGCTCCATCGTCATCCCTGACCGAACCATCTCCTGTATCTCTCTCGGCGTCATGCTGTTTCTCCTCCGTGACTGGCAACAGTGGCTCTCCTAGCCGTGCCCGCAAAATGTCCAACTCCGCAAACAACTTCTGCAAGTCCTCCTTATTGCTGAGTCCTGCGTGTTGAATAAGCGGAAACGTTTCCTCGTCGAACCGGATTGTGTCATCCTGTGTGACGACAAGCCGTAACAGTTCAGCAGCAAGCAGCATCCGCTGCTTCATCTCCAGATACTCATTCACTTGCATTGGTTGGTTCCTTTCGCTTTGGCTTCGGCTGCGACTTCATTCCTGACCGCCTCTCGTCCATAGCCTTCTCTATCCGTGCCACTACGTCGCGTGGGTAGTTCAACTCTGAAACGTGTGTCCAGATGGTGTTGAGCCGTGCCTCGTTGGTGGCTTGGCGAATCGCTGTGATGATTGCATCAACATCGGTGGTGTCGCTTGCCGGTCGGGCTGCTTCCATGCCGTCCATCTCCTCGTCAGCCGCCAGCCCTAGCATGGACGCATAGGCAAGACGCCGCATATAGGTGCAGTATCCGAATACGTGCTGCGGGTTTTTCAGAGACGGGATTAGAATTGTGCTGCATACCCACTGGCCCTTGCAGGCTAACTCCGTGACAAGCACCATGCTGCCGTCATCGTTTGCGTTGTATGTTTGACGCAAGACGACCGATGCCTCGGCCAATGCAGAGGCTGTGCTAGCAACTAGGCTGGACAAGTCTGCGAATAGGCCGTATGGCCCCTTCTTATTCTTGACCACCCGAGTGAATTTCTTTTTGGCGTCAGCCAGAGCCTTGTCCAAAAGGTCTGTGTGCTGGCTGGCATCTCTGTACGCTGTTACTCTACGCATTACCATTCCCTCCTCGTCTGAAAGTAGTGTGTCGGTATCCGGACAATCTTCCCGTAGTCGGCGGGATGCCACCAGTCCAGTAGATGGCGTTGGTCTAGTTCGTCCATTAGTCTAAGGCACCACTCCTCAGTCTCGGTCAATACCTCACGCGGTATAGTCATAACTGAACAGTGATAGGGGGCGAGGTTGCTTGTTACAATGAACTGTGGTTCGTGGTCTGGCCACCCAGCCTTCATCGCACCGTTAAGGTAAAATGCTGCTTGAATGTGATAGAACCACTGGGCTGCACTCCTGCCGAACTGCTGGGCGGGGTACATATCTCGCGTCGTCTTTAGGTCGTAGATGACGTCATCGGTGCCCCCATCGAACCGGCCCTTGCATCGGTGTTTGCCCCAAGACCACCGGACGTTGAACTCCGTCTTTGTACGTGCGTTAAGAAGGTCAACGGCTGCGGCGTTTTCAAGAATCTGTTGCGTCTGCTTCTTCAGCCGGTGGTACATTGGCTGCGTTAGAGGCAACTTGTCCGGCGGCAGTGAAGCCTTCCACTCAGCCGCTGATTTCGTCCAGCCGCCTGCTGCCGTGGTGATGCTGGCAGGGGCCACCTCTACATACTCTTCGTGTGGCTGCGGCCACCGTTCGTGCCAAAGGTGCATCGCAGTGCCCCACTCCAAGGCATCGCTAGACTTCGGCGTCCGCTGCTCTGCGGCATACTCCGCATGGTACGAGATAGGTGAGTGTGCCAGTGTCTTCAGTTTGCTGGCGTTCTTTTCGGGCCACGCCCGATAGGTCTTGTCGTCCTCGTACGAGACGATTGTTTCGTCCTTCTCTTCGCTCATTGGCAAGCCCTCCATTCCGGTTGGAGGGCACACCATCGCTAAGTCGCGTCAACCTGTCAACCCCGGCACAAAAACTCCACCAAGTCTTCCGGGTCATCCTCCTCGTCGTCGTATGGCCACATTGCGTTACTCCCCAAATTTATGCACCGGAAGGGGCGGGTCTGAAATTCCGTACATCGGATTCCCGAAAACCCTCACGTCCTCACTAGAGACGTGGACTACCTTGCCGTCGGCAAAGAGATGCACCACCCAAACGCTGTTGATAGACGGCCCGTAGTCAATGAGGAATAGCGCGTGACCTTCCCCTAGTGGCGTTGCGACGTGAATCTCTGGGCTGATGCGGTGTATCATCAGCACTTCCATGCCCGCAACGATTTGTTAATACGCGAGTTCGGGTCACTTGCTGTCTTCTTGCTTGTTAACTTTTTTTTCATTCCCTTCATTCTGGCACAGAATGAGTCTCGCCGCTTGCCTCCTTCCGGCTGTGGGCGTTTCAGGTTGGCACCATGTTCCCTGTTGTAAGACGCCCGCCCCTTTGCGTTCAGGCCACCCTCTGGGTTTTGGCCCTCCTTGCGTGTCCATGCTCCAGACTTGCGGAGTTTCCTAATGTTATCACTCATCGCTGTTGACTCCGGAGTTTTTGCTGCTTCCTTTTTTCCTGCAACCTCTTCTGCTCCTTGTCCAGTATCTTGGAGTAGGCGTAGACGTCTTTCTCGTATGGCGTCAGCGTCGGTATGATTTCTTCTGGGACGTAGGATCGGCTGTACTGATAGGTCTTGCCCTTCAGTGCCTCTTCAGCCTTACGCTGCCGTTCGTATAGTTCTGTCTGCTCGTTGCTGTCGGCGAACTTAACGCCCAGCGTTTGGTTGGCAATCGCCTTTGTCAGACGCTTGCGCATACTAGGTATTCGCTCGTCA